CAACCGCTCTGTCCGCCGTCGCGTTGGTGATCGTGACTACGCTGGAGAGGATCGACGTGCCGTTTTTCTTCAGGTCGAAAGTCACGCTCGCCGAGGTGCCGGTGTCGTTGCAGAGGGCAGCGAATTGGCGAATCGTGCCTGCCACCTCGCAGACGTAAACAACCTCCTCACGGGCCACCGGTGTAGCACCGATTGCAAGCGCGAAGTTCGTCTGTGCTCGGTATAGATGCTGAACTTTGTCGGCATCGATCTTCGTGCTGCTGCTGATGTGTTGATCTTCGACGCTGCCCGCATCGAGTTGAAGTGTGCCGCTTAGACGTGCCATCAGGAAACTCCCGGGAGAACAGAGAATGGACGGGCGTAGTAGACAGTGAAATCACAGTAGGTCGCGTTGTCCGGTGTTGGATCGGCAAGCACGGCACCATTCGCATCAAGCAAACGCGGAGACGACACAGGCCGTTGTGGCGTTGAGTTGTCCATGATCTGCTTGCGATTCGCCTCGCTCTTGAACCGGAGTCCCGCGTTCAACACCTTCAGCGGAATCCACTTCTCTCTGCGGATCTCCAGCGAGTAGCCAAACTCGTAGTAGAGGTAGTCGCCCTCTCGCTTGAGTTCGCCGATGTCGAGATCCATGATCTTCGCGGCGTATTGTGGAATTACCACACCGCCGATTGTGATTGCCGCATTGTTGACTGCGTCTTCGTAATCCAGCATGAATCCAGGCACGTTGGCCACGTTGGCTGTCACGTTGACTGTCCAGCGGCTGCGGTCTACCTCTACCGGCGGGTCAAAGTAGTCGCCCGCTTTGTTCAGAATCGCCTTGCCGTCGATGTCACGGTAGATCGCCTGCCGATAGTGGTTCGTTCGCCATCGCACCCGAGGCGGACGGTTCAGCGGATTCTCTTCCTGCTCCTCGTCCTTGGTAGGGGCCGACGAATACTCCGCCACGATCGTCCAGTGTCGCGGCTGTCCGTCCTGTTGCTTGACCTTGACGTTGCGGCACAGGTGGGACACCAATGTCGGGTGAAACGTGACGTACGGCAGCGGCAGGATCAGGTTCGCCAACCCGTAGTTGTACACCTCGGAACACGTGTCAAAGTTGTTGTCAGTGACGGCCAACCATTGCAGCGTCGACGTGGCTTCATAGGGCTTGGAGTAATCCAAGTCTTGCCCGGCAACCAATCCCATCTTGATCACTGCCATCAGATCGCCTCGATCTCTACGAGTTCCTCGTCCTGCGTCATCGCCTTGAGTTCGTCGAGTTGTTGTTGTGCGATCTCGGCCTGTTGCCGCTGCAAGGCGAGGGCCTCATCTTCCTTGGAACGCATCGCTCCAAAGATGGTTTGCAGGGCCGCAGTTGAACCTGCTTCCATTGCACCTACAGCACGCACGGGGCCAACTGCTGGCTCCAGTGCCTTTTTGCCCTGCTCCATCTGCCGTGCTTTCGGGGCCACCTCATCGAGCTTTCCAGTGATCCCCTGGGCGATCTGCTGCTCAAGTGCCGTCAGTTCCTCGCCGAGTGATTTCTCCAGTTCGCTGGGGATACGTGCGGCGATCTTTGGGATCTCGTCGACGGTCGACTTGAACCCATCCAGCAGAGGCGTCCACGCCATTTCCAGCGGGATCGTGCCACCACTCGCAATGTAATCCCAGATCGCGGTCATGTTCTCCGCGATGTTGCTGCCGAGATTGCTGAACACCGTTTGCACCATGTTCAGCGCATCGGACCACAGGTTGCCCCAGTTTTGAAGAAACCAGTTGAAGTACACCGGCAATTCCTGTGTGAAAAAGTGCTCCATCGCGCCGGCAAGCTGGACCACGCCAAGATAGATGATCGTGAACCCGGCCCGCAGATAGCTGCTGACCTGCGTCACAAACAACAGAGACTCGGCTACCCATCCACGCAGGATCTCGCCCCACGAGGTAAACGTCTGGGCCAACGTCTCCGAGTGCGGCACCAGATTCGACACGATAAACTGCGCGATCTCCGTCAAGGCTGGCATGATCAACGAGCCGAGAGATTCGCCAAGATCACCGATCACATTTCCAACGATCGTCAGCGGGTCTGCCATCGCCTGCGCTGCCCCCCCAAACTCGGTTTGCAGTTCGGCAAGAATCATCCGCTGGGCGTCTTGCAATCGGCCCTGTTCCACCAGGTTCTTGATCTGCTGCTGCTGCTCCTTCGTGAACGACACGCCGACACGCCTCAGGGCCGTGATCCCAGCGATAGGATCATTCAACGCCTTGCCGATCTGAACGACGCTGGCCTGAATGTCCTGCCCCATCACTGCTGACAGGTCTTGTGCCGCCATCAGGGCATCCTTGAACGTATCGCCCTTGATCTGCGTGAACGTCGCCAGCACACCAGCCGCCGCTATGGTCGCGTCATCCTCGAAATTGGTCAGCCGCTGCATGTCTCCCGCGAGTGCCTTAATCTCTTCCGCTGTGACGCCAGCAGCACCGCCCGTGGATGCAAGTACAGAGTCCAGCTTTTTGCCTGCCTGCTGGCTCTCGCGGAATGCCGTGATCACACCGCCGACTGTGTTGGCCACCGTACGTGCAGCCGCAGCGTATAGGCTGAACTGAATCAGTCCGCCCGTCACGCCGGACTTCATCGCTCTGGCTTGCTGTCGCTCGATCTGTGCGGCTGTCTTGGCTTGGATCGCCGCGGCCTTGGCACCAGCCACCCGGGATTCACCAACAGCTTTGGCCATGCCGACAGAAACAGATGCGGACGCCTTTCCGACGCTTCCAATGATCGACGCCATTGACGTACCAATCATCGCAGCCGCTCGACCACTTTGGCCAATAATGCTGCCCATGCCAGCACCAACACCCGACGCCGCCGTCGCCGTCGACTTGCCAAGTGACTGGATGACGCCACTGGCATTGACGAGCGCAGACGTGAATCCCGTGGTGTTTGCTGTCAGGTTCGCAACGAGGTTACCGACTATCGCCATGCCTTAACCTCGCCATGCCTTTCGCCACTTGGTCCGGGGTCATCTCTCGTGGCTTCGGTTTGTCCTGGGGCCGGAACGCCTCGACGATCTTCGGGAACTCCACCTTGCCACCCCACGCACTGGCAAGAATCGTCGTCTGCATTGCCGCTCTATGATCGGCCTTCACATCGCCCCATCCCTCGATGCTGGCGAATGCCTGCAACACCGTCACTTGCCGAGGCGTGAGTTCGTCTAGCAGTGTCTCCCATTCTGTGAGGCGATGATCAGCCGCCGCGAGTCGCATCACCCACACCAGCAGATCATCGCTCCTCAGTTTTTTTCGGCCTTCTCCACGCTGCCGGGCTCGCTGACTTTCTTGACCGCCTCGCCGATCTGGCGGATCGTGTCCACGGGGATATCCGCAATGGCATCGTCGCCTTGCTGGAAGGTCTGGCTTCCATCCGGCTCGACAACGCACGTAGCCACAAGAAACCGCATGGCCGCGAGTTCCTCGCCCTTCGCCAATTCGTCAAAACGCATGGCTTCCCGCAGCGTCAGGGATCTAACGTGCACAGTCTCGCCGTTGATCTCCACGCCACGGGGGACCCGCTTCAGCAACGCCTTTCTACTCATCCTCATCCTCGTCTGTATCATCCGGCATCAGGTGCCAATTCGGCCCGGGAGTGTATGTCCCGTCAGGATTGTATCCGACAATCATGCCGCCGTCATACAGCGGGAAATCGTCCGGGTGAATCCCAGCCGCCAGACGCCTCGAGGCGTGCTGCGCCTCGCGGTACTGCTCGGCAGTCATTGCGGCCCGTCGTTGACATTCCTCGTCCGCAGGCTCGGCAACACCGAGACGGCACAACATGTAGCAGTCGGCTCGCTCGACGATGGCTCCAGGTTTCCAGAATATCGCCGGACTATTCTCGCCGTTACGCCAGACGATCCGCTCGACCGTCTGGGCCTGTTCGTCATCGGTCAGCACGGCGGATGGGCTGATCTCAATGTCCTCACGAATGATCTTGGCTTTCATCAGGTGGGCCACCCAGGATCGCCAGAGACTGTGTAGGTGACGCTTCCCTTGAGCCCGTCGGCCATGTCGACAGTCACGCCAAACTCGACGCCAGCAGCGGTAAACGCCTGATTCGTGGCCGCAGTGTCGGCGTATATGATCTTCATGGCGTTCGTTGCAGGTGTCGTGATGTTGTCAGTGATCGCCTGATGGCCTGCCAACGCCGGGTCATAAAAGATCTCGGCAGACACCTGGCCGGGGTTGCTGTAGCCGGTCGGGGCGAACGTCTTGTAGACGCCCCCGTCGAGAGTGGTAGACTCGAACGTCTCCGACCCGCTCCCGCTGTGCTCCATGCTGAGGATCTGCGCGATATCCACCAAGCTCGCTGACACAGTGTGTTGCAGCTTGGTCCCCTTACACTTCACAATCGACATGAATGCACCTCCTAAGTGTGCTGAATTGAGAACTGAAGACTCCGCACGTAATGCCGCTGATCCCGTCCGTCACCGGTCGAAATTGTGTCATCCCGTGCATTCTCCCAGAGGACCGCGTTGATCGTGTCACTGGCCCCGGCTGCCCCTACGTAGTCGCGGAGAAATGTCTCAACGGCACCCGCCAGCGTGATCGATGCTGGGCGGTTGCTGGCGTAACAGTCGATGTCAAGCTCCGTCTTTCGCAGCGTTCCGCCTGTCCCGTCGAGTCGCTTGTATGGATCGTGCCCGGTCTGCGTGATAATGACGTAAGGGGGCTTGACGCCCTCCGCCGGGTTGTCGAGGAACACCGCTTCAAACGCCACGCCGCCGACAGTCTGGGCGGGGGCCAACGTCGTGATTGATGCTTGGGCTAGTAGCAGTGTGCGAAGTCCAATTTCAATTGCCATTACTTACCTTTCGTGGCACGTGCTTTTTCGATTGCCTTGGTAATCTCTGCACGAAGAACGGCAGCAGCCGCATCCTTGCCAGCGGCAAACCCTGCCGGAACAATTTTCCGATATTGCGCCGCATCTGAAGAGCCAGAGGCAGGGACTTTTCCGGTACGATGCCCGAGATTGCCGAAAGTTGCCTCCATATCTCGTGCTGCAATTTGGCCAGCCTTTGTTTCAGCTTTCATCTTCTGCCGTCGCTGCTTTGTGCCAACCATTAACCAATGAATGTTTTTGCCAGCCATGCCGACGCCACGTTTAATTTTTCCACGCTTTGCCACCTTCTTGTAGGCATCTCCGACACCCGCTCCCGCCTTGGCTACGAATGCGTCTCGCTTCGTTTCCTCAGCTCGACTGCCAATCAATACCTTAAGTCGCTTCTTGTCTGATGGAACTTGCGCCTTCATTTGTTTTGCCAAGATCGCAACGGCTTTTCGCAAACCAGTACGCATTCCTTTGCGGGCCTTTGCTGGTGCAATTGTGTCAAGACTTTTGATCAAAGCCTTGTCGCCAGTCAATTTCAGAGAGGCGATCCGTTGCTGTATGCCGACCTGAACAGCACGCTGTGTGGCAAAACTCTTGAAGTCTGCTTTCGTGAATACTGGCTTTGGCTTAGCCATCGATTGCGATCTCCGTCGCGATAAACCGCACCATCTCGCTACCCTCGTCCACATCGAGAGGTGGGCTTGCAATGCTAAAGACGCGATCGCCCATCTTCAGCCGCTGCTTGACGGTGAACGCCTTGCTCTGCGGATCGGCTCGCATTGTGATCTGATGCGTGATGTCGGCTGCAATCTCTGGCCCTCTGTCAAACTCACGACTCCCGCGCGTTACCATTCGACACCATCGAACAGCAAACGTCACCCAGTTCCCGCTTGTGGTCTCGTCAACCTGACCAGCACCGTTGACGCTTGCCGACAGTCGCTGCACCTCGACGCGCTGTGCAAGATGTCCTGCCCTCATGCGTAGTTCCCCCACTTCAGACGATCAGTGAGGGCCGTGTATGACAACTCGATCTCTTTGGAGATTGTCCCTGTCAACACGGATTCGCGATTCTCAACCCAATGACTGGCCAGCAAGAGGATCGCTTGCTTCGCGTCTTCCGGGACGGCACTGGCCGCACCGTATCCCGCCACCATCGTGACCAGGACAGCCCCAAACCGGTCGTATGTCGTGGGCCATGTCTGGCCGAATGCGGGCCGAATCAAGATCGGCTCCGCGTACAGATCTGCCTCGTAGGTCGCCGATGCCAGAGTCTGCAGCGTGTTGTTCGCGTCGTAGTAGGTGATGGACGTGATGCTCTGGATCGGCAGCAGCTCGGGGACGATGTACGTGGGTAGGTAGTCGAGATTGCACACCACAGTCTGTGTACACAGCTTCCGCCGCGTGTCTTTCTCGACCATGATCCTGGCCGTCTTAATCAGTCCGGCAAGCCGCTCGTCTTCGTGTCCGTGGTCAATGCGGGCGTGCTCTTTCAGTTCGGCCACGCTGACCGGCTCAACCGTTGGAGGCACGCTCACGCGCAGCGAAGAGCGAACCCCCCGCATAGACTCCAACGGTCTCGCACGGTCCCACGGCATGGCCTATCGCCCTCTGTTCTGACGACGTACTGCCCGCTCGTACTGCGGGACTGCTGTCGCCTGTTCGATTTCTTCCGGGGCGGGCTTGGCAATCTTCCGCCTGACGAGGAGGTTTCCCACCCCATCAGGCGGATCGATTGTCTTGCCTGCTCGCAATCCCTTCCATGTCTGCAGGAGCACCAGCCGCATTAGGCAGGCACCCGCAAAATGTTGCCGAAGTTCCGCTCGGTCGCAGTGACCGGCGTATCTTTCGCCCGCGACAGCAGCGCGAACGCCGTCGCAAAGGTTCCGGCAGTTCCGTCGCCACAAGTCGCCACCAAGTCGAGATAGCGCTTGCGTCCCCGCAAGTCGATCTCGAACTTAAAGCACTTGTTGTCGTCGGTCGCAGTCGGCAGCGCCGAGGTAGTTCCAGCGATCCCCGCCGAGGTGCCATAGACAAGGCCGGTCACATCGGCGAAACCGCTGCCGCTCGTGTCGGACTCCTGCATCTTGAGGGCGGTCATCGCGATATCGGTTGCTCCGAGGTAAACGTAGACCTCGCAGTAATCGTAACCGGCGGTGTCGATTTCCGATGTGGTCAGACTGGCATTGTCCACGATGGCAGCCGGGGGAGTGACGCTCACCCACCGGGTGTTCTGTGCATTGATCATGTAGGCTCTCCTTACGACGCCGGGGTCTTCAGCATGATCACCGGGCCAGCGACAGTACTGGTCCCCTTCTCATGCACATTGATGTCGAACCGCTCGGTTCCACGGATGGCAAGCTGGTCGTACTCGAAGTAGCGCGATCCATCCACGGCAATCGAGATGCCACGCCGCGAACCCATCGACGCCGCCAGATCGAGATTGCCGAGGTAGGCAATTCCGTCCGTCGAGGTCTGGGCCGTGGTCGTGCTGTTCATTACCTGCACGATTTCCACGGGGAACCCGAGGAACTGCAGGGGAGCACCGCCAGCGATCTGGGCGACAGTGTTGCCGCCAGCCGCTTCCGCAAGCCGCAGCATCGAGTTCGCCCAACCAACGCGGCTAATGTACCACCTGGCTCCGTTGACAGCGTACTGAGGCAGCTTGCCAACCATCGCCTCAAAGTCTTCGAGGTCGAGGGTTGAGAACGCGGTGTTGCCGGTCGCGGCAGCCACCTCGCTGCCATCGTTGAGCACGTTCTTCAGGCCGACGATCCCACCATAGGTACTGGTGCCGTCGCCGTTGAAGAGGCATTCATCCTCTTTGTCCGCGAATGCGTAGGCGATTTCCTGCGCGAGATCGTCGGCAATCGAAATCGCCGAGTCCTCGTTGAGTTCGCTGCTGTACTTGGTCAGCACCGCCAACTTGCGGGCCGTCAGACTGACCGTGTCCCATCCCTTATCGCTGGCCGTGATCTCGGCATTCTCCGACACAAAGTAGGCCGTGACGCCTGACTGTCGGCGGGGAACGATCATGGTATCGTACTTCATGGGACGAATGCGGAGCACTCGACGGGCAACCCCCCGCTCTTCCCGCAGATCGATGATCGCAGTCTCCATCTGCTCGGGGACCAAGAACCCGCCGAGATTGTTCGACGTGGTCTGGAGCGCCCGGGTCTCGATCCCATTGTCGGCACACCACTGCACCGCCCGTTGATCCCCACCGAGGATCGCCAGACACCATTGTCCGGCAGCGTAGGCGCGGTCCTGTGCGTCGGGTCCACGGAAGGAACGCAAGGCACCATTGCGCCGCAGCGTCCGGACCTCAACCTTCGGGGCCGCAGCGACAATCCCAGGAGCGGGAGTGGGGGCACTCCGCCGCCCCTCGCTGGCAGCCAGTGCCGCCTTCTCGGAAATCAGCTTGGCAAACCGGGCTTCTTCCGCGCCGGCCTTGCTCGCCTCTTCCAACAGGGTCTCGTACTTGCGGGTTTCG